GGGCCGCCCGTCGACGCGCGGAGTTTCCTGCGCCGCCGATCGCGATAGACCGGACACCGTCCAGCGCATGTTTCCGTCAAAGTCTCTTTCTTCAACTTTTGGGCGCAACCGGCAGGATCCGCAGCGCAGATCGTTGCCAAACCACGACACGATCATGGACACCGCCTCACAACTGGGCAGCTCATCTTTCAGAATGTCCATTGACACGCGAAAGTCCGGTTCCTGCCACGGCGTGTTTATATTCGCGCTCCAACGCCGACCGGGGCCGTTTTCATAGTAAACAGGCGAGGTCGCATAAGCGTATTCGCCGGTGCCCGGGATCATGGCCACCGCACGCACGCCATGCGTCATGGACAGATCCGCGCCGGGTTCGTTTTCTTGCTCGGGGCGCGCCACTTCAAAGGAGAATTGCGGCACGCGGTCGCCAAATTGCGCCAGCTGCAACTTTTCAAAGACGACATAGGCAATGCCGCGGTAGGCTGGAACGCGCCCGGTGCCCTCGATGGCCTCCATCAAGGGGTCCGGTTGCTGACCTTCGGTTCCCTTGTAAATCCGCATATTGAGATCACCAGGCGCCACTTCCTGCCCATCTGCCCAGACGCGGCCAATGCGCGTGATCTCGCCCTCGCAGACCGCCACGGCCAGATTTATGGAATAGGAGTAGGTGCGTGTGGTTTGGGAGCGCGATGACCTGTTGGAACTGGAGGAGGAGGAAAAGCCTTTGCCGCCGCCCCCACCACCGCCCGTGGCCGTGGGCGTGGTCGTGACGGTCACCTCTTCGAGGAAATCAGACGACCAGATGATCTGACCCGGCAGACGCAATCGGCCAAAGAGTTGCCCAACAGAATCGCCTTCACCCGCGCTCGACAAACGGAAACGATCGACGCGACCGGTCTCGATAACCTCCGATCCGCCACCCGCGATGTTTTGATCAATGTTTTGGTCAATGATCCGTCCCACGGTTGCCCCGACCGCACGACCAATCACAGCGGTGGATACGCCCGCGACCGAGCCGCCGAGCGTTCCGCCCGCTGCTGCACCTGCTGCTGAGAGAACGAGCGTGGCCATCAAAAACCCTCCTGCGGAAAAGAGAACCGTGCAACGAGACGGCGAGACCAAGGCGCAGTCAGCGCACTTTCAAGCACCGCATGCCGCGAATAGGCGTGAACAAAACGCGGAGCGGCACCCACTTCGGATGCCACGCCCAAGTGCTTGGCAACGCCTTCGGACCGCATCCGAAAGAGCAAGACATCACCCTCTGCGGCATCGCCCAGGTCTTTGACCGTAAGATGGCGAAGGGCGGCCTCCCACAGACGCTCTTCCCCTTGAGGTTCTGACCAGTCGTAGGAATAGGGCGGCACAGCTTCGGGCTCGGCGCCATAGAGCGCGCGCCAGATCCCACGCAGCAACCCAAGGCAATCGGTGCCTACCCCCTTGACCGACGACTGATGGACATAGGGTGTCCCGATCCAATCCCTTGCTTCGGCGACAATCGCCTTGTTTAACGCGTTCATCGTCTGCTGCCTCCGGTATTGGCACCTGTGGACTTGGGCACTGCCATCAACCAGTCATCGCCAGGAAGATCAGGAAAGCCGCGAAAGTTATTGAGATTATTGAATTTCAGACGACAGGTCTCGCTGCGTTTGTCGCAGCCCGCGTAAAGACGAATGGTGTCTCCAACCGCGATCGGCGCGCGAATAGGCTCCCAAAGCTCCACAACACGTGCGGTACCATCCAGAACATCACGCTTGATCGTACCCCATAGGCCTGCCGCAGCACCGTTCAAAACTTCGAACCGGCCACGGGTGAACCAGTTCTCGTCAAATCTGTCCAACCCCTCCCAACGAAACAGGCGCGCACGATCCTGTGTTTCAATTGCGAGATCGACAGAGAAGTCGGGGTTGAGCAAATCAAAGCCGCACTGCCCGTCACCAAGGACAGCGCCGCAGGGTTTTTGAAAGACACGGCCCAGAGGGCGGTTCAACGCTTCGGTCAACCCGCGCAGCTCAGCCTGGAACGCGCCGTCTCCCCGTCGCAATTCACCAATGGTTCCGCGAAACTGCAACCAGTGCTGGCTGACATCCGCCCAGTTGACCAGCCACGCACGGACCTCCGCGCCGTCAAACCGGCCCTGTTCGATCTCATCCTCGCGGATCGACATGTCGCTCAACGCGCCGATGGCCTCGGTGTTGTCAACAGAGAGGCCCGTGCTTTGTGCCAAAGACATCGCACTCAGGCCGGTGTCCGCCCGAAAGCTTATGCCCGCAAAGCTCAGGTCGAGATCATGATCCGTAAAACCTAAGACGACACCATCTTTCCTCTCAATCGCCCAGGCGTGGGCGACAGTGGTGAGCCCCCCCTCCAGATGTGCCTGAAGACCTGCATCCATTCCCGAAGTCATACGCGCACCTCGATGATCGGGACCGCCGGGATCTCTCCGGCCTGAAAACTGGCCAGGCTGGTCTGGATGCTCTCGGTATCAAAGCGGACGGGTACGTCAAATTCGAAGCCCGCTGTGACCACCGCATCTGTTGCAGGTTCTGTCGATAAGGTAACAAGCCCGCTTTCGTGATCGATGGTGTAGCCTAGGCCCTCAGACAACGGGGTGCCGTCCACGGCGACTTGAACCGTGCCTTCGACCGGCTTCGCTATGGGACGCGCATAGGAATACGCGCCCGAGCGATATGTTTTGATAAGTTGAAACGTGCGCTGAATGCCATCTCCCAAACCAAGCTCTTGATCAGTTGGCGAGATGTCCTGCGATGCTTTGACAGACCGGAAATCCGACCAGTCTTTCCAGCGAAACGCATAGAGCTGGCCGAACCTTGCTTCGAAAAACGCAATCACGGTTTCTATGTCGTCCAGCGAACGAAGACCGAGACCCGCGTCATAGCGACGGCGCGAATGCGACCAGGGGGTATTGCGCTCTTCAAATCCATTGCTGATTGTCACAACATCCGTGCGGCGCTCCGGCCCTCCGACGGAACCGAAACTCAAAGCCGTGGGAAATCTCACGTCATGGAACTGCATGGGACTACCTCCTCTTTAACGATTGCGCTGACCACGGCTAAGCGCCCGCGTCATTTGAGCGGCGATCTGACCTTGTGATCTTTGGAAACTGGGGGCGTCCGGTGTGGAGATATTCATCACGACGGTGGCACCGCCCCCGCCCGCGCCCCGCACGCCGAGCTTTCCGTCTGGCCCCCGCGCCAAAGGCATGATCGCCTCGGGGCCCGCCTCGCCCATGATGCCCATGCCGCCCCGCATCCCGAAGGGCGTCGTGCCGCTCACAATACCGCCGGATGCGAATGGCATCACGCGACCCTGGCTGAAGGGCGCACCATTCGCAAAAGGGAGAATGTTCTGCACCAATCCGCCAACGCCGTTGGCGATTGCATCACCGACGCCCGTCGTCACCGGTCTGACGGCGGCATTGTAGGCCGTGTTGACAAGGCTTTCCCGCACGGTCCGCATGGCATCTGAAAACCGTTCACCATCCAGAAGCACTCCGTCAAAAGCACTCCGCAGCCCACGTCCCAAACCGCGTTCAAGATTTGCAACATCTTTGCCGGTCGATTCCAGCGAAGTCTTCATGCGGCGCAATTCGGTGTCGAAACCGGTGACAAGCGTGCTTGTCTGCCCCAGCGTGTCGTTTAACGCCTCCGCATCCAGCGTCAAATCCTCAAAATCTCTGTTGTCCGTCATGACTTCGCCTCTTCGCTCCGCTTCGTTTCATCCGGATAGGCCGACATCAGCGCGTCCAAGCCGGAACTCAGAAGCGGACCGGCTTGCGCACCGCTCCCAAGCATCAGCTGCAGCTCTGCAGGCGTCAGCGACCAAAAGGTCTCCGGATCAAGCCGCAGGTCTCGCAAGCCCGCCCGCAACAACGCGGGCCACGCCACCTTGCTCATGGCTCAGGCACAACAAAGGCACGCGCCAGCAGCTCTGCCGCAGCACGCGCCGCAGCAAGAGGGCCGCCTTCGATCTCAGCCGTCATCAACGCGCCACGGT